CAATCAACGTATCAGACTATATGGTATTGATACACCAGAATCTCGTACAAGAGATAAAGTTGAAAAAGTATTTGGTAAAATGGCTGGTGCTTTCCTGAAAGAAAAATTAGGAGAGTCTTGCACGTTGCAAACAGTCTTGGATGGTAAAGGTAAGTTTGGTCGTATTCTCGGTAAATTTATCGTTCACGATGAAACAACAGGTGTAGATAGGTCAGTGCACGAAATCATGATCAGACAAAATCTTGGTGTAGAATATCATGGACAGTCAAAGGCAGATATCGAGGCTGAACATTTAAAAAATAGACAGATCCTAATTGAAAGATTGGATCTACAAATATAAATATAAGGTATGGCATATTCAAAAAAGGTAGTAGATAGATTTGAATCAGTATTAGCGGATCCAGAGAAACACTCTGTAGGAAGGTTTGACCCAAAAGATCCTAACGTCGCGACAGGTTTAGTCGGTGCACCAAGTTGTGGTGATGTAATGAAACTAGACCTTAAATTAGATCCTATGACAGATGTTATTGAGGATGTAAAATTTAAAACCTATGGTTGTGGTTCTGCAATTGCATCGAGTACGATGTTTGTTGAAATGCTGAAAGGTAAGACCATAGAGGAAGCAAAACAAATTAAAGACAAGGATATAGCAGACGCTCTAGAATTACCAGCTATTAAGATACATTGTTCTGTTCTCGCTGAAGAAGGCATACACAGAGCAATAGCTGACTGGGAAGAAAAAAGTAAACATAGAAAACACAACCAACAAGAGAAGTGGGAAGATCCAAATGGGTATGGATATTGAACTGACAAATGAAGCGTTTGCAAAAATTGCTGAACGATGTCGAGAATCTCATTCCGAGAAAGATATTGTACGGATTGATCTTGTTGATAGTGGTTGTGCTGGGTACGAATATGATATTCGGTTTTCCGATAATATCAATGACGACGATATTGTTATAGATTATGGCAAGTTTAATATCGTTGTAAGTGAAAAAAGTAAACCTTTTTTACAAGGGACAACTTTAGATTATGTTAAAGAAGGGTTGAATGAAACCCTTAAATTCATCAATCCAAATGAAGTGTCCTCTTGTGGATGCGGAGTTTCGGTTCAATTTTAGGTTTCTCTACACCGAATAAATAGGTGTATGGCGAAACGGAAACCTAAAGAGAAAAAGGTTCACCGAGTCTATTGTACTTATTTTCCAAATGGCGATTATTATATTGGCTATTCTGGGAAACCGCAGAGACTATATGAAAAATATTATGGCTCATCAAAGTATGTGCTACAATATGAAGGTGAATTGAAAAAAGAAACTATTGCTGAGTTTGAGATGAAGTCTTGGGCAAAAATGCAAGAGTTTCTATTGCAGTGGCAGCAAAGACACGATCCAAAATGTCTTAACTCCATGCTTAATATTCGGCTCAATAAAGAGCCACTGGCAGATTTTAAGCCAGTAAAATGGGAGCCAAATGGTAACAATTGAAACAGACATATTTGTAATGGCGTTATCGTTACGTTCAGGATCTAAAGTTGTAAGCAAATACATTATGGGCGATGCTCATATAAATGCTGAAAGACTTAATCCATATAGAGATATAAATTATTATCTTGAAATGTCAAACAAAGAAGTTTGGTTCCTGATCAGAAATCCTTTAGATAGGTTTATCTCTGGTCTGTATAGAGATTTATTAGTAGAACGTAAGACCATAGAACAGATACATGAACATCGTAAAAACAATTGGTATCATGGTCAACCCATTCTACAGAATATATTAGACAAAGACTATAAAATTTTACCATATGATAATCTACACAAATATGTAGATGTAGAAAATGATGAAAAATTTGCTGATAACTTCAAAACCACACATTATGATTTAGCAAGAGAATATGCTAATACAATAGACCTTCAGGATGAGTTTGATGCGTATGATTATATTATGAACAACAAAGAAATTTTATCTCCTATTCATTTTAAGAAAATGGTAGAAAAAGCTGAATTGGTTAATTATAAGGGAGATAAGATAAACAAGGGGCAGTTATGGGATATGTAGTTTTACTTTTCTTTTCTGCATTGGCAGTATCTGTCGTTGCAGCATATTTTTCGATCGTCGGTCTTATGGCGATCTTTCCAGCAGCAGCGATGTCCATCCTTGCGATGGGTGTTGTACTAGAGATTGCCAAACTGGTAACAGCATCGTGGCTGTATCAGAACTGGGAACGAGCCAATCTCTTTATGAAAACTTATTTCATTCCAGCTGTAATAATTTTATCTCTGATCACAAGTATGGGTATCTTTGGATTCCTATCGAAAGCACATATTGATCAGGGTGTTGAAAGCGGAGATGCTTCAGCTAAAATCGAAAGGATTGAACTCCGCATAGAATCTAATAACAGACAAATAGCACGTGCACAACGTACACTCGATGCTTTTGATAAAGCTATGGACGAGTTTACCGAGAGAGGATACATCTCTTGGGGATTGACAAAAAGAGAAGAACAAAAAGAAGAACGTGACGCAATGCGTACTATTATCTCTGAGGCTGAAGCCGATAATGATACATTGTATGACAAACGTGCTGAACTCGCAACAGAGGTAAGAGCATTCGAGGTAGAAGTTGGTCCAATCAAATACATTGCTGATTTAATTTATGAAGATGGGAAAGAAAATCTAGAAGAAGCTGTGAGGTGGGTAATCATCTTGCTTGTATTGGTATTCGATCCACTTGCTATCTTACTGATAGTGGCTGCAAATATGCAATTGAACTATGCCACAGGAAGAAAAATAGAGTTTTTATCTCTCGATGAAACCAGTGCTGAAACTGAAACTATCATTGAGAAAGAAGAATTACCAAGAGAGCCAAGTCCACCAAGTGCGGTAGACGATGCTGCAGATGTAATGTCAAAATATGACAAAGTGGTAAAAAAAGCAGAGAACGGAGATGCTCTTAATCCTGCTGAAAGAAGAACATTGAAATCTAGTCTGGAATGGCTAATAGATAAGAAAAAGAAAAAGTGATGCTTGACATTTAGGTCTTGTTGATATATTATAATGAGTACATTTTTAACTATGGAGATAATTATGAAAGATATAGTGAATGAACTAAAAAAGAGAGTGGTTGAAATCACTTTCGATAAACTTGATGGAACTGAAAGAGTAATGAATGCTACTCTTCAAGAGTCTGTCGTACCAGAAACTAAGGGTGGTACTTCTAAATCATCCGATACGCATTTAGTCGCGTTTGATGTTGACAAACAAGGGTGGAGAACCATTATTGTCGACAGAATCAAAAAAGTCGCTTAAAAATACTTCTTGACATTTTGACTACTTTGATATATACTTGGTATATTACTAAAGGAGTCCTTAAATGGCAAAACGTATAACGAAGGACGATTTTCGTCCAACTCCAAAGAAGATTCGGCGTAAACGAAAGCCGATGACTGAGGAACAAAAAGCTGCAGCTGTCGAACGTCTCAGAAAAGCAAGAGAAGCAAAGGCAGCTGCAAATCCTACAAAACCTGCAAATGTATGCGACTATGTTCTGAATCTTCCAGACGATCATTACCTATCCTACACTAAAGTGAAGGGATGGATAAAGGCAAATCAGGAAGAACTTACTGCAGCAAGAGCAGATGTCAGACGAGATGTAAAAGGTGCACGTGCAAGACAGGCACAAATTGAAGGTTATATCAGAAATATGAAAAGATATCTTGCTCATGGTGACTGGTGTGATAATTTTTATGGTGAACGCCAAGAGAAAAAGATCCAGTGGGTGAATATAGTACCAGCATATGACAAGAACGGAGAGATTAAAAGATCTCATGGTGTATTCTATCCAGATCTAGGTTTCCGTTGGGGTTATCCACCAGAAGACGATCCTGTTCTTGATCAGATATTGAATCTACCAGAGGATGAAGAGTGATGATAGTTATAGATTATAACCAAACTTTCATATCCAATTATATGGCTGAAACACGTGGTCGTCCAGATATTGAGATGAACATTGATTTGCTTCGTCATATGATACTAAATCAGATCCGTAAATATAGAACACAGTTTACAGCTGAGTTTGGAGAAGTTGTTATTGCCTGTGATAATCGCCATTACTGGCGAAGGGAAGTCTATCCTTACTACAAGGCATCTCGTAAAAAGACCAGAGAGTCTAGCGGTCATGATTGGTCATCTATCTTTGATGCACTACATCAGATTCGTAGCGAGTTAGACGAGTATCTTCCATACCCAGTAATTGATGTGGACGGTGCAGAAGCAGATGATGTTATCGGTGCATTGGTAGAGTATAGTCAAGAGAATGAAATGACTGATCATCCGATGTTTGCTGAACCAAAGCCATTTCTAATTCTATCTGGCGACCACGATTTCCAACAGCTACAAAAATACAGCAATGTAAAACAATGGTCACCAATCAAGAAACGCTGGGTAAAAATCAATGGCTCTGCACAAGAAGTATTGATGGAACATATAATTACTGGTGATAAGGGTGACGGCATACCAAATATTCTAAGTGATGATGATACATTTGTCACAGAGGGTAAACGTCAGAAACCAATTCGTAAAGCTGTCCTTGCTGAGTGGAAGAAGCAAAAGCCAGAGCAGTTTGTGAATGGTGAAATGGCATCTGGATATGTAAGAAATCGTCAACTGGTAGACTTAGCACTAACACCAGACGAAATCAAAAAAGAAGTAATAGATGAATACAAAAGACAACAAGGTAAAAGTCGTCAGCATCTGTTAAATTATTTCGTTAAGTTTCGTCTTAAAAATATGATGGAAGTCCTTGATGACTTCTAGTATATATAGAGAGACAATGGAGAAAATATATTATGGCTAAAAAATTTAGACAAGCAAATGAGGGTTTCGAATGGGTATTTGAAGCCACCAAAAAAGATGAACAGATCGCTCGTTTGAAAGAATGGGCATCAGCAAATCAAACTGTTGTTCCCCTCGTTAGATATGGAGTCGGTGCAGACAAAGCAGATTTCGGTTTACCTTCAGGTATGCCTGAAACTGTAAAACTGGACAAAGATATTCCAGACGGAATGAGTGATACATCAATTCAGATGGAGTGGAGAAGGATTAATACATTCCTAGATCCAAACGGTAATCTGAAAAATCTTCCTACTTGGAAACAAGAAATGAACTGGCTGCAAATCCTAGAAGGTTTGCATTGGAAAGAAGCAGAAGTTTTGACACACGTCAAAGACGGAACTTTACTTACACAGTATCCAAAACTCGAAAAAATATTGAAAGATATTGGGGTTACTGATTGGAATAAAACACCTGCCAAGAAAACAAGGAAGAAAAAAATTGCAAAAACCGATTGATTTTCACGACGGTGTTCGCGGACAGACTGTTAAATGGTTTGTCATGGACACTCCAGATCGTGCACAATTCGACCAAGAGGGTGAGTCGATTGAATATCGCTTCAATCAAGATGGATTCCGTATGGATATTGAAATGGATGAAGTCGAAAAGGGTTGTGACATTTACATTGGAGATTCTACCACACTCGCCTTTGGTCAAAATATTGAAGATGGATGGGCATACAAACACTTTGTTCAAACTGAGCAGAAAAATCAATTTGTAAATCTATCTCAAGCATCATGTGGTCTTGATACAATCACACGTTTATTAGGTTATTGGGTTCCGATACTCGAGCCAGAAAACGTATGGCTCTTAGAACCAGCACCAAATCGTCAAGAGTTTCTCGATAAAGATGGTGTTGGGTGGTCGTCTGGAGTCTGGCATCAAATCGTTGTTCAGAAGATGGGCGGTCATGAAATCACAGATGAAAGTTACTTCAAAGAAAAACTATTTCTCGAGCATGTTTCATTAGATCCACAAGTAGAGGTTCAAAAAGCGAAGAATCTAGATGCGATACAATGGATATGTCGAGATACCAATTTACATTATGCTGATCACAGTCCGTTTGATTGGTATGGTGGATCTAGAGATGGCTACCATCCTGGAGCCGACCAGCACAATAAAATTCTAGACAGGTTTGTAAGGGTCGAAGTATCTTCCCCATTGCCATCCGTTTGGTAAATCTGCATCTTCATTGATCAGATGCATACTCCCATCAGGTTCAACACACCACTTTCGTTTTGGTCGTTCAAATGCTTTTTGACGGATCTTGGCGATCGACTCTGGTGAATGTTTGCGACCATACATTGGATTGAACTCTCCAATCCTCGTACCAGTCATTGTTTTACTAATTTTCTCTCGATGGGAATCTTTGAGACCATTTTTATGGGGATGTTTATCTCCCATTTTCGCTTGTCGTATTCTCTCACGACCTTCAGGTGTATGCCATTCAGTCCTATCTCGACATCTATCCACAATAGGAGAGTTGGTTTTGTTTTGAGTTAGTACATACTCGCGAATCGACTCTACAGAGGAGAGTTTGATCAGCATCTCGCGAGGTTTTGGTACGTCTTGAAGTGTGTTTTCGTCTACAATCCAGAACTCATCTCTTGATTTGAAGGCGAAAAATCTAGTTGAACGGCTCATAACTAACTCATTTTACACATAATTTAATTATATTTATAGACAAAAAAACGCTTGACATTTTGCTCTAATGTAGTAGAATATGTGTATAAATGAGAGAGAAAATTATGGATGTTATATTTGATGTTGACGGTACTCTTATGGATATCGAGCATAGGAGACATTTC